TTCTCCATTTAATCTTTATTATTATTAATGTTTAAATGGAGAAATATGATGATTTGAAACATTAATCATTCACGTTTATTTTGTAAATTAAAAATAAATTATTATTTGAATGACATTTTCAAAAAAATCATCTGGAAAAAAATATTAATTTTTCCCAATATATTCTATAATCAGATATTTTTTAAATTTATTTATCTATTTGTTATCACTAATTTATATTACGAATTAGCATTAAAAAAAAAATAATTTAGTCAAATTATTATTCTATTTCGAAAAATAATTCACAAAAAAATTTTAATTTAAGTTATTGATAATTTAAAATATTCTAGTAATATTTTTCTGAATTGAAAATTTTGATGATTTCCTGATTAATTATAATTTGATGAATTTGCGCGCTGAAATAACAAAAAAAAAATAATTTTGATGGTTTATTATTAATTAATACTTATGATATAATCACAAAATTATATCATTCTGTTATTCTGCGTGTAAATTTCCTGATTAATTATAATTTGGAGGATTTGCACGCTGAAATATCAGAAAAAATAATTTTGCTAGTTTATTATTTATTAATACTTATGATATCACAAAATTATATCATTCTGTTATTCCGCACGCAAAATTCTTAATTAGTCATAATTTGATGAATTTATTAGCTGAAATAACAAAAAAAATAATTTTGTTAGTTTATTATTTATTTATACTTATGATATGATAACAAAATTATATCATTTTTGTTATTTCGACGCTCTATTAAGTTACAAAACAAAAAATATTATTAAAATTTATTATAAAAAATATTTTTTAATTTTTTTCTTATTCATATGAATATGATTTACTCTCTGAAACAACAAAATATAAAAAATTTCGTTAATTCATTATGATATATAAAATAAGATAATTACAAAATAACGTAATTTTGTAATTTAAGTGAGTTAATTCCACTAAAGTTACAATTTGTAAAAATTTATACTAAATAACATTTTCAGAAAACAATTACAAAAAATAATTTGTTAATTATTATTTGATAATATTTTTATAATTTGTTTGTATAAATTGAATTCACTAAAATAACAATATAAATTTTATCTTATATAAAATAATTAAACAATTATATTATTTTTTTATTCGATCGCGAAAATTATTATTTTTGATTATATTTTTTGTAAATTATTCATAATTAAATATTTTTTTTATTAACACTAATTATTAACGAATTTTTTGTGTGAATAACAAAATAAAATGATTTTATCTAATAATCCAATAATATATAAATAACTAATTACTAAAATTACTCGATTTTTATTTAGTTGTAAAATTCTATTAAATTATAAATAACAAACAAAATATTTAAAACTATTTATTGATATTCTTTTACCATATTATGTAATAATTTAGTAAAAAACTTTATAATGTGAACTATTTTCTCAAATTCTATTTCATCTTCAATTATTAATAAATATTGTGCACTTTTTAAAAATCGAGAATTGTATTTAAATAATAAAATATAACATCTTGAGAAATATTTTGAATGAATTCTCATATAAGATACAAAATTGTCATATTTATAATCGATTCTGTCATTTATTGACAAAAATGAGTTCAGTAATGGTACAGGAATATCAGAAGTTTTATCAAATATTACGTCTTTCTTTTTATGTATTTTCTCAATTTTGTCACTTATACATTTGGTGTCTTTAAGACCATCACAACTTAGAAGAACCAATTTAAATATTCCTGGTCTTGGATCATGAATTGTAATTTTATTTTTCGTCAAATAGGAATTATTATTGTCAAAATCCGAATGAATAGAAATATAATAATTAATGGTTCTTACATAAAAATAAATACTATTTATTTTTCTTTTTTGACACAAACAATATGAGGATAACATTGTTTTATTTATTTCTATTAAATATTCGGTAATGATATTAATAGGATCATAGGTAATATTTGTATATTCTAATAAATATTTTTTACTTATTGTTAGAAAAAAAAACGAATCTAGTTTAAAATTATGACATAAATTATCTCTAATATAATTTATATTTTTTCTACTTAAATAAATATCCATTAATCTTAATATTAGAAAAAGTACCTATTATAATTATTAAATTTCATTTTTTTTTGCAAAATATATAACGAAAAAAAGAGGATTTTTACAAATTTTTAACAAATTAAATAAATAAAAAATTTTTTTAATTTGTCTATTTTTTTAAAGAATCACTAAATAAATCCGTAAAATATCTAACTATATTTACTATTTTTTTAAATTCTATTATATTTTCTATTATTAATAGAACATAAGGAGGTAATTGTGGTTCCGGATAAGATGATCTTCTTTGTTCATATATTATGAAACATTTAGGAAAATATTGCGAATTAATTTCAATGAATGTATTATGCATTTTATCTTCGTATTGGATTTTATTATCCGGTAATAGGAATAAATTTAATAATGAAATTGGAACCCTAATCGAATTTTCTAGTCTTATATATTCGTTTGTAAATATCTTTTTAGTCATATCGTTAATATATTCATTATTTTGCATTTCTTTTGTTGTTAAATATATAGCTTTGCATATTTCTGATTTAAAACAATATAAAAGAATGGGACATTTAATCAGAAGACAATTATTGTCATTAATATAATATGTTATATCAATAGAATAGTCAATAGATTTAATTGAAATTATCTTGTACAAAAATTTATCTATAATCACACTAATCATGGATAATTTTAATTTTTTTTCTCCCATTAAATATTCAAGAATAATATCAACAATAGAATCGATAATATTTGTGTATTTTAATAGGTAATTTTTATAACTATTTATTTTAAAATAAAAAGAACTTTCCAATTGGAATTGAATATTATTGAGAAAATTATTTTTAATATCATTTATATTCTTTTTGGTTAAATTAATATTATTCATTAATTAATATAACTCAATTAATTATGTCTAGATCATAAAATTTCATTTTTTTTTTTGATTTAAAATTAGTATTAATATTATAAAATATGCAATTAATTATTTAACAAATTTGCAAAAAATTCTATTATATTTGTTATTTTTTCAAATTCTATTTCATTTTTAATTATTAGTAAATAATATCCTATTGAGGAAATTAAAAAATCTCCCTTTCCTTCTGTAACATAACATTTTGAAAAGTATTGTGATCCAAACTCAATATGAGATTCGTGTATCGAGTATCCATTAATTTTTTTATTTGTTGACAAAAACGAATTTAATAAAGATACGGGAACATTAATAATATATTCAAATTGTGTTAATTGTTTTGTAGATATTTTCTCAATTATATCATCTATATATTTATCATTTTTTATCTCGTCATTAGTTGAAGATATTAGTTTGTATATAAGCATATCTGAACCAAAAAAATGAACATCATTTTTGGTTACATAACGATTATTATAAATTATCGAATTAATTGTAATTGAATGATCCATATTCTTAAGATATAATGTTTTACTAATTATTCCCCCATAATTAGTCTTGAGATAAGTTAATTTAATTTCTTTTTCCTCAATTAGGTACTCAATAACAATATCAATAAGAACATCAATAATATTCGTATATTTAAATAAATAATTTTTGTGATTAGTATTTGACAATAAAATAGTTACTTTAAAATTATTAAGATCATTATTCAGAAGCTTTTTTTCGATATTATTTATATCATCTTGTTTTAAGTGAACATTCATTAGTTGAGTAATATCAATATAAAAAAATTAATTAAAAAATTTCAATTTTTTGATCAACTTGATTAATTATCTTTGATGAGATTTTTTAAAAAATTAGTAAAGAACGATTTTATCTATTTTCGTATTTAATGAGTAAATATTTTTTATTTTATAAATTTATTAGAAAATTACAAAAATAATTTAGTTGATTAATTAAAATAATATTAGATTTGGTATTTAATTTTATTTTTTTCATATAATATCTTTGTTGATTAAAAAAGTTAGAATATAAATAGATTTTTTCGAATTTTATGATATTTTTTGAGTATTTTTCTTATTTTTTGTCAATATTATTTAATCATTCGTTAAAATTAAAAATAATGATTTATATATATTTTGATTTAGATTAGGTAATTTAAATAACTACGAATTTTTTTTCTCGAAAATAATTAATATTTTTAATTTTGAAAATAATATTAGTTAAATTTTCAGAATTATAATATTTAGAGAACAATAACACCTCTTTGCTATTAATTATATTCAACAATAAGTAATATTTACCAATTTTTATAGTTACCGAATATTCATAAATTTTTTTTGATATTTTCTTTACTTATTATTAATTGATAAGAATAGTATTTATTGATTTTAATTTAAGATATTAATATGATATTTAATTATTTAAAAAAATACAAATTAGTGAATTCAAAAAAATAAAAATATTATAAATAAATAATATTTATTGCGAAGATACAAATTTTTTTAAATGATCATCCAATAAATCCGCAAAGGATTTTTATTATGTTTACCATCTTTTTAAATTCTTAGTAATTTGTACTCAACAAATGAATGAAAGTGGTAATCGATCTTTGATAAAATAACATTTAGGGAAATATTTCGATTTGATCTCAGTACAAATTTTATATGATGATTCGTTAGTATCAATTTTTGTAGGTAGAAATAAATTTAGTAATGATACAGGAACTATAGTAGATGATTTAGGTATTTCACATTGATTGTTGAAAATCATTTTAATTTTATTGTCTATGGATGTAATATCTTTTTCATTTTCGGATAATAATAATGACGAATATATATATGACTTCAAATTGGAAAGTTCAATATTTCTCTCTATGTAAGATTCACACATTATGGATTTAATTTTAACTAAAAATTTATTGTTTTTAATTCTTAAAGATTTTAAAGAATATGGGACGAAATTTAAATTTTGAACGATAGCCAGAATTATTTTTTTTCTTCCATTGAATATTCAGTAATTATGTTAACAAGATTATTGGTGATATTTGTGTGTTTTAATAAATATTTTTTATGGTCCTCCATTACTGGTATAAAAAACAATAATTTTTAAATCGCATGTGTTTTCTAAATTATTAATATCTCGCTTAAATAAATATTCATCATTAATTATTGTAGTTAGAAAAGATTGTACATATAACTATTAATTTTATTTTTTTTAGTAATATAAGAATTTTATAATCAAACAAATTATTCTAAAAAAATTAATTTATTAAAATATTTAAGAATTTGCTTAAGATTTTTATTTTAAATAATATCAAAATAAAATTCCCAATATTAAAAAATAAATTTATTAGTCGAAAATGGAATCATCACAAGATTTGTCAGTATCTGAGTTCTCATTTAAATATTCCATAATTCTATTAATAGATTCAATTGAATCATTGTCAATATCATTATCTTCATTATTTGTATCATAAAAATTATATATATTATTAGTATTTAAGAAATCAAAATAATTTTTCCCAATATTTGAAATTCTTTTTATTTCATTTAATTTATTGATTTGATCAATTGATGATTCTAAATTTGCATTATCGAAAATTTTGTAATTATTTTTTTTCGTATTATCCAAATCATTTAATTTAAAAGTATTTGATCTTGGTGATATTGGTAATAATCCTCTTGTTGTTAAGTGAATACATTGACATTTTAAATTATAACATAATCCATGTAATAAATCATTATTACAAATTTGATATTTTTTATCTATAACTCCATATTTACAATTATAACCACCTGAACATTTTTTTACAATACATTTACTACAAACATTTGTTAATTTTAATAAAATTTTACACATTTCTGCATTTGGTTGTTCATAAAATGTTTTATTATTAATTAAAATATCATATATTTTTTTTCTGTTTTCATCAACTATTTGTTCATCTATTGAATGAGCATATAAACATTTATTTCCATAGTGACATTTCCCATATAAAATAATATTATTACATAAAATTTTTTTAAGATTATTATCGGATTTAATACATTTTAAATATTTATCATATTCGTCATCATAATAATTATATTTGTTTGATTTTTGTTTATTAAATTTATAACTTTTATAATTTATTTTATTTTTTTTTAATTTTTCCATTTTTTTATTTTTAACG